TCGTGTTTACCGCGATGCCTCCGAGGTGTTTGCTCCTGAGAGCCTGCAATCGTTCAGTCACGCGCCGGTAACGATCGATCATCCAGATGAGGCGGTCACTGCCGACAACTGGAAAGAGCTTTCTGCTGGTGAGGTTTCTACCGCTGCCAAGCAGGACGGCGAATGGATCATGTTGCCGCTCATCCTGAAGGATAAGAAGGCAATCCAGGCCGTCGAGAACGACAAGCGAGAACTGTCCGCCGGCTACACCTGCGACTTGGACTGGGCCGCTGGAATGACTGCTGACGGCCAGCCCTACGACGCGCAGCAGAGAAACATCCGCATCAATCATCTGGCCATCGTGGATAGAGCGAGAGCCGGTTCACAAGCTCGCATCGGTGACGGTGCGTCATGGGGCGCCATGCCCGTTCAACAGGACAGCAAGAAGGAGAAATCCATGTCCGATAAGCCACTGAAGACGGTCACCGTTGACGGGCTCTCGATCGAGGTAACCGATCAGGGCGCTCAGGTGATCACCAAGCTTCAGAAGCAGCTCGCTGACGCCGACGCGGCTCATGTGAAGCTGGTTTCTGATCACGATACCGCAATCAAGGCCAAGGACGGCGAACTGGCCAAAAAGGATGCCGAAATCGACGCCCTGAAAGCAAAGGTTCTCGACGGTGCGGCGCTCGATGCTGCCGTGCAGGCCCGCGGCGACCTGATCGCCAAGGCCAAAGCCATCGCACCGGAAGTCAAGACGGATGGTCTATCCGACGCTGCTATCCGCAAGGCGGTCGTGGTCGCCAAGCTGGGCGATGCGATGGGCGACAAGGGCGAGGCTTATATCGATGCCCGCTTTGACATCCTTGCTGAGGATGCGGCAGGCAC